GCTGAGATCCACCTGCCCAACGGGTTCAAGCCGCGCGAGGTCGGCCAGCGCGACTTCATGCGCTACATGGACGCAGGCGGCCTGCGCGCCGTCGAGTGCTGGCCGCGACGCTACGGCAAGGATCTCACCGCGCTGCACCAGACGATCAAGCTCGCGCACCAGCGGCCGGGCATGTACTTCCACATGCTCCCGAACCACGCCCAGGCGCGCAAGGTGCTGTGGGACGCCTTCGACAACGAGGGGCAGCGCATCCTCGACGTCGCGATACCGCACGGCCTGCGCGCGAGCACCAACGAGACCGAGATGAAGATCCGGCTGAAGTGCGGCGCGCTGTGGCAGCTCGTGGGGTCGGACTACTACGATTCGGTGATGGGCGCGAACCCCTTCGGGCTCGTCTTCAGCGAGGCCGCACTCACCGACCCGCGCGCGTGGAACTTCTTCCGCCCCATCCTGGCAGGCAACGGCGGATGGGCCGTGTTCATCAGTACACCCCGAGGCTACAACCAGTTCCACGACCTGCTGACCTACGCCAAGCGCGACCCGTCGTGGCACTGGTCGCACCTGACCTGCCTGGACACCAAGCACATCAGCGCCGAGGTGCTGGCGAGCGAGCGCGAGCAGATGCCAGACGAGCTGTACCGCCAGGAGTACATGACCGACTTCAGCGCGGCGAACGTCGGCGCGATCTTCGGCCGCTACGTCGAGGAGGCCGAGAAGGCCGGGCGCATCCTGCCCACGCTGCCGCCGCAGATCAACTGCGAGACCTGGATCACCAGCGACATCGGCTACCGCGACAAGGCCGCCTTCGTCTGGTGGCGTCGCATGCGCGGCGGGTTCGAGGTCTTCCACTACGACGAGGGCACCGGCATGGACGCCGCCGACTGGTGCGACAGGCTCGCCGACCAGCCGCGCGCTGACATCCTCGTGCTGCCGCACGACGCCAGGGCGAAGTCGTTCGCGTCGAAGCAGACCGTGGTGGAGACTTTCCTGCAGGCCAAGGTCGCGGGCGAGGTGCGCGTGAACCCGCAGCGCAAGAAGATGGACTCGATCAACGCCGGGCGCGTCATGCTCCGCAAGGTGCGGTTCGACGCGACGGCCTGCCACGACCTGCTGCACGCCCTGCGCGCGTACGCCTTCAAGTACGACGAGAAGACGAAGACCTTCAGCTCTGAGCCCGATCACAACTGGTCCTCGCACGCGGCCGACGCCTACATGGAGGGCGCAGCCGCGCTGTCCCTGCTGGAGATCCCCGAGAAGGTCGTCGAGCCGATAATCCCCCCGCTGAACTACACGTTCCAGCTCGATGAGCTCTGGAAGACGGTAGGACCAAGCAATCACCAGGGCCGTCTATGAACCCCATGCAACCCCCGCTGCCGAAGCCGTCGAAGCGAATCACTGGTGACGGAACCCGTGAGGACAAGGCCAGCATCCAGGCCAACCCGACGCCCGAAAAACCGGAACATCAGGTGCCAGAGGCCGACGCGGGGAAGTCCCCGACGGAGCTGGCAGCACGCTGGGAGAAGGAGCTGCAGGCCAGCAAGCGCGAGCTGACCAAGTTCCACCAGACCGGGCGCCGCCTCGTGCAGCGCTACCTCGACGAGCGCGACTCGTCGAACATGGACAACGGCAGCGACTCGAAGCTGAACCTCTTCTGGTCCAACATCGAGGTGCTGAAGTCGTCGCTGTTCGCCAAGCCGCCGCGTGTAGACGTAAGCAACACCTACAAGGACACCGACGACGACGTATCGCGCGTCGCGGGCACGATCCTGGAGCGCCTGCTCAACCACGACATCGAGGAGGACGACGAGTCGACGTTCCCCGACGTAACCCGGCAGGCGGTCGCCGACTACCTGATCGTCGGCCTGGGGCAGGTCTGGTATCGCTACGAGGTCGAGACCGAGGAGCAGGAGACCGAGGCCATCACCGACCCGATGACGGGCGAGGTGCTCGCCGAGGCGACGCAGTTCGAGACCATCACCAGCGAAGAGACCCCCTGCGACTACATCTACTGGGAGGACTTCTGGTGGTCGCCCGCGCGCGTGTGGGGCGACGTTCGCTGGGTGGCCCGTCGCGTGTACATGAACCGCGAGGAGCTCAAGGTCCGCTTCGGCGACAAGATCGGCGCGCAGATCCCCATCAGCAAGCTGAAGAACAAGAACGACGGCATCGGCCCGCAGAACGACCCGTGGGAGAAGGCGGCCGTCTTCGAGATCTGGGACAAGACGACCTCGTGCGTGTACTGGCACGTGCTCGGCTTCAACGTGATCTGCGACTACAAGGAAGACCCGCTGGAGCTGCGCGGCTTCTTCCCGTGCCCGCCGCCGCTGATCGCGAACATCACGACGTCGAAGGTCATGCCGCGCGCCGACTACCTGCTCGCGCAGGACCAGTACGCGCAGATCGACGAGCTCACGACGCGCCTCAAGTACCTCATCAAGGCGTGCAAGGTGGTCGGCGTGTACGACAAGAACTCGACCGCCATCGGGCGCGTGTTCCAAGAGGGCATGGAGAACCAGATGATCCCGGTGGACAACTGGGCAGCGTTCGCCGAGAAGGGCGGCATGAAGGGGCAGATGGACTTCGTGCCCATCGAGGTGATCTCGGCCGTCATCCAGCAGCTCACCGCGCAGCGTGACGTCCTCAAGGGCAACCTGTACGAGGTGCTGGGCATCGGCGACATCATGCGCGGCATGACCGACCCCGACGAGACCCTCGGGGCGCAGCAGCTCAAGGCGCAATTCGGCGGCAACCGGCTGCAGTTCAAGCAGCAGCAGATCGGCGGCTGGGTCGCCAGCGGCCAGCGCATCCGCGCGCAGATCATCTGCTCGAAGTGGCAGCCGCAGACCATCGCCATGCGCTCGAACATCGACAAGTCGCTCGACGCGGCCATCGCGCCGCAGGCGATCCAGATGCTCAAGGACAACAACGAGGACAAGTTCTACCGCATCAGCATCGAGAGCGAGACGATGGCGATGATCGACTGGGCGCAGGAGCGCGACTCGCGCACCCAGTTCATGCAGGCGGTCGGATCGTTCGTGCAGTCGGTGACGCCGCTGCTCGAAGCGCAGCCGACGGCCGGGCCGGTGGTGCTCCAGATGATGAAGTGGGGCCTGGGCGGCTTCCGCGTCGGCAAGGAGATCGAGTCGGTGCTCGACCAAGCGATCCAGGCCGCCACGGCGTCGCTGCAGAACCCGACGCCCGAGCCGCCTGACCCGGAGACCGAGAGCAAGGTCGCCAAGAACAACGCCAGCGCGATGCAGTCGCGCGCGACGGCCGTCGAGAAGGTCGCCAACGCGCACGTGAAGGGTGCCGAGCAGCAGCTCATGCAGGGCGGCGCGGCCGACATGCTGGCGCTGCAGCCGCCGCCCAACGTCGCGCCGCTGCAGCCTGGGCCGATGCAATGAGCCTGATCGAGTACCCGCAGCGCCTGCTCTGCCCGACCTGCGGGCACGTGGTGCATCTGTCGCTGCCGCTGGACATGCCGCCGACCGACATCACGGTCAAGTGTCTGCACATGACCTGCCCGGAGCGTGGCGTCGAGAAGACGTACACGCTCCCGGTGGTCGCCACCACGTGAGGCCAACATGAGACTCGAAGACCTGCTGCGCGAGCTGCGCGGCGCTGGCGACACGGCCCTGACCATCGGCAAGTCGGCGCTGAAACAGCCCCTCGCCGGGTACAAGGGGCTGCAGACGCTCGCGCACGGCGGCGGCCTCGATCAGGCGGTCGCCGACATCGAGGACGTCGGCGCGGTCGAGCCGTCGACGCCCGAGGGCTCGCGCAACCTGCAGGCCATCGGCAAGGGCGTCGAGTGGGTCGGCAACAAGCTGGGCAACCCGGTCGACAAGCTGGGCGAGTTTTCGCCGCTGCTGGGCGCTGGCGCGGCCGGGTTCGTCGAGACCGCCGACCCGACCAAGGTGCTGGGCAAGGCAGGCAGGGCCGCCAAGGCCGCAGGCCGGGCCGCCAAGGCCGCCGACGCGGTCGTGGACGCGCCCAAGGCCGTCGACGTCGCCAGGATGTTCAAGGGCGGCGAGCAGGCGGGCACGTACCGTGGCACGGCCAGCTTCGGCGGCATCAACCCGTCGCAGCTCGGCAAGATGCGCGCCGACTACCTTCGC